TAGCCACACACCAGATGTGGTAATCAATACCTTTGCAGTTTCGCCAAAGGTAGATGATGCATGGGATCATCTGACTGTAAATTTTACTAGTGTAGTATATCTTACAGAACTGTTTTATAACAAGTTAAAAAATGCACATATAATAAATTTTTCAAGTGCAAGAACATATTGGAGTAGTTATCCTGGTATTGATACAGGCGACTTCTACTATAATCTTAGTAAATCTGCACTAAGCGAATTTGGCAAACTTTACAATAGAAAGATATCTGATAATCCACGCAATACTGTAACAACATTTGAAGTAGGCAAATTTAACAGCAAGATGAATAATTTTTCAGGTGGCATGACTGTGGAACGTGTAGTAGACACAGTTAAGGATTGTATAGACAAACGTTATACACAGATTGCATTGTTAAGATGATAACACTTAGTGAAGTAAAAAGTTTGCAACTTGAAATTACAAACCTATGCAACGCCGCTTGTCCGCAGTGTCCACGCAATTACTTTGGTGGTAAGACACTCACAACATTGCCATTGAAGAATTGGACACTACAAGAGTTCAAAGACAATGTGCCATTGACATTGTTTACAAGTTTAGAACAGGTTTATTTTTGTGGGACCTACGGGGATCCATTTAGTAACTACTACATAACACAGATAGTGCAATACATTAAAGAGGTTTTGCCCACAGTAAAAGTTGGAATACACACCAATGGTGGAATAGGAAAAAACAAAACCTATGTTGAAGTTGCTCCATATGTAGACTTTATAGCATTTGGTATTGATGGTTTAGAGGATACAAATCACATTTACAGAAGAAATGTGTTATGGAACAAAGTAATGGACAATGCAACTACATATATTGCAGGTGGTGGTATTGCATACTGGGACTTCATTGTTTTTGATCACAACCAACATCAAGTAGAAACTGCTGAAACACTTAGCAAAGAGATGGGTTTTGCAAAATTTAGTGCAAAACGTACAGGCAGATTTCTTAATAGAAAACATGAATACGAAAGCAAACTAACAGTATACAACAAAAAGAATCTAGTCGATTACATAATATATCCGCCCACGGACAAAAAGTGGCGTAACAGTAACTATGATAAACTAGAAAATATTCGCAGTATTAGTGAATACGCAAAAACTGCGTGTATAAGTTGTAATGCGTTAAATATCAAAGAGATTTACATTGGTGCTGATGGCTTTGTATTTCCGTGTGGTTGGTTACATGACAGACTATATGGCCCAGAAGTTGACGGTACTGCTGATCAAATACTAATTAAAAGACTAATGCAACAAAGTGGAGGTTTACCACGTACAAATGTGTTTCATGGAAAACTTCAAGAAATAGTCGAAGGACCTTGGTTTGAAAACATTAAACGCAGTTGGACAAACGGAAGCAAACTAGAACGTTGTGGTGTGATGTGTGGCGATAAGTTTAATTTGATTGGTGAACAAAATTTAGAAGTAGGATATAAGGAGTAAACATGACAGCAAGAATAGAAAATGTACTGGAAAGTTACAACTGGAAGATTGATGAACGTTGGGATAATAAGGTGCTTGATTATGACAAATCAAAACACAATTGGACAGAATACTTTTTTGAAGCAGTCCGTGAACTCAAGCCAGAGCTACCTGACCTTACACAAATCCACAAGTACTTTACAACCACAGAGTTTATTGATTTACGTAAACACCTAGAACTTTTTACAAACAGTAAAGAATTTAGCAGAAGACTTGATAGTTTCTTTGCAGATTATGTAAGTGACCTAGTAGATGGCAAAGATTATCTAATACAATCAACAAGTGGCATACGTTTTGTTGTTCCTAATCAAGATGCACTTGGAAGATTACTTGCATTTCACACAGGCTATTGGACAGGCTATAACAACCACATGGGCACAGTATGGATACCACTTACCAAAACATGGGGTACAAATACTATGCAAGTGGTAAGTTGGGATGATAGTATAGAAATAATGAATCGTATACACAACGAACAATTACCATTAAATGAAATACAAAGGCTAAGCATTGAAAAATGTTTTCCTGTTGAAATTGATGTAGGACAAGCATGGTTGTTTAATCAAGGACATGTACATGGAAACATAAACAATGAGACTGATATCACTAGAGTCAGTTTTGATGCACGGTATGCACTAATAGGACATGATCTTGGTCCAAGACGTGCAGGCAGTTTCTACAGATTAAAAGGACATTATAGTAAACTAGATCCTGCTGATCTTGCAAGTGGTCCTTGGGTAGTCTTTGTTGATCAAAATTCACAATACATAGGTGAGACACCACACTTTATCATACGTGAATTTTTATTAGGAAAAGCACGTCAACTTAGACTAGACGTAGTCGAATGGAGTAACGAATATTGGGGTTGTACATGGATGCCTAAACTGCAAGACTTTGTTGAAAGAGACAATATAAGCGGATTGATTGTGCCAAGTATACATGCTTTCTCTGGCACTGTTGAAAAAACAAAACAGTTGTTTGAACAAAGTCTCAAAAGTGGACAACAAATATTGTTTGCAGATGAAAACATCTTGCTCAAAGACGAACAAGGTTTAGAAACCATATTCCAAATTTTAAATTTAGAAAAATAACACTTGACTACAGATAATATCTAATGTACAATATGTTTTACAAAGGAGTATTTACATGACAACCCAATTTGACTCAGAACAAAAAGCAAAACTTACACAAATCATCAACGAAGGTATGGGTGTAATGAGCGAAGTAGAAGCCTTAAACGAAGGGCTCAATGACACAGTGAAATCAATTGCTGAAGAACTACAAATTAAACCAAGTGTGTTAAAAAAAGCCATACGAATTGCTCACAAGGCAAGTTACACTGCAGAAAAAGAAGATCAAGAACTATTAGATGAGATACTTACTACTGCAGGAAGGACATTATAATCTGTGAGTTATGTTGATGCTCTATTTGACAGAGAAAAAGATAGAATACACATTGTAGAACGTGTTGATGGTAGGAGAGAATATAGAGAGTTTCCTGCCTCATACTGTTTCTACTATGCTGACCCAAGAGGCAAGCATAAAAGTATCTATGGACAACCTGTCAGCAGGTTCTCGACACGTAACAACAAGGAGTTTCGCAAGGAACTGCGTATGCAATCTGGCAAAGATATCTTTGAATCAGATATAAATCCTGTGTTTAGATGCTTTGAAGAAAACTACAAAGGCATTGATGCACCTAAGTTGCAAACTGCGTTTTTTGATATTGAGGTTGACTTTGATCCTGTAAGAGGATATAGTTCGCCAGCAGATCCTTTTAATCCCGTAACTGCTATTAGTATATACTTGCAGTGGATGGAGCAATTGGTCACACTGGTTATACCGCCAAAATCAATGAGCTGGCAAACTGCACAAGAAATATGCAACGAGTTTCCTAACACAATGCTATTTGAACGAGAAGAAGAACTATTAGGAACATTCTTGGATTTGATCGAAGATGCAGATATCATCAGTGGTTGGAACAGTGAAGGTTATGATATACCTTATCTGGTAAACAGAACTGCAAGAGTATTAAGCAAGGATGACACTAGACGTTTTTGTTTGTGGAGTCAACTTCCTAAAAAACGTACATTCGAACGTTTTGGATCAGAGAACATTACATTTGATACCATTGGCAGAGTTCATATGGACTACATGCAACTGTACAGAAAGTACACCTATGAAGAGCGACACAGCTATAGTTTAGATGCTATCGGTGAATATGAACTTGATGAGAAAAAGACTGCCTATGAAGGCACACTGGATCAACTGTACAATCAGAACTTTAAAACATTCATTGAGTATTCAAGGCAGGATACTGCATTGCTAGACAAGATGGATAAGAAACTGCGTTTTATTGCATTGGCAAGTGAACTAGCACATGCAAATACTGTGTTGTTACAAACAACAATGGGTGCAGTTGCAGTTACTGAACAAGCAATTATCAACGAAGCACATGAACAAGGTATGGTTGTTCCTAATAGACGTGATAGACTCACTGACGAAGATACTGCGGCAGCTGGTGCTTATGTGGCATATCCTAAAAAAGGTTTACATGAATGGATTGGTGCTATTGATATCAACAGTCTATATCCTAGTGCTATTAGAGCATTAAACATGGCACCCGAAACCATAGTAGGACAATTGCGTCCAATAATGACCAATCGCTACATCAAAGGCAAGATAGATAACAAGTCAAGTTTCGCAATGGCATGGGAAGGCTTGTTTGGTACACTAGAATATACTGCGGTTATGAAACAAGAACGTGGCACGGAAATTACCATTGACTGGGAGAATGGTGACGAAACTGTACATAGTGCCGCAGAGATATGGAAAATTATATTTGACAGTAACCAGCCTTGGATACTAAGTGCAAATGGTACTATATTTACGTATGAAAAAGAAGGTGTTATACCTGGTTTGTTGGCACGTTGGTACAGAGAACGTCAGGAAATACAAAAGCAACTAAGATCTAGCACAGATCCAGATGAGATAGAGTTTTTAGATAAACGACAACTAGTTAAGAAAATTAACTTGAACAGTTTGTATGGTGCTATTCTTAATCCTGGTTGTAGATTCTTTGATAAACGTATTGGACAATCAACCACACTAACTGGTAGAGCTATTGCACATCATATGGATAGTTTTGTCAATGAGGCTATTGCTGGCAAATATGATCATGTTGGCGAAGCAGTTATATATGGTGATACAGATTCAGTTTATTTTAGTGCATGGCCAGTTATTAAAAAAGATGTTGAAGCTGGTAATATGGAATGGAACAAAGAAATTTGTATACAACTCTATGATGCTATCAGTGATCAACTGAATGAAAGTTGGCCAAGGTTTATGGAGCAAGCATTTCATGTACCAAGAGACAACGGGCTTATTATCAAAGGCGGTAGAGAAAGTGTTGCTGATCGAGGACTGTTTATTACAAAAAAACGTTATGCTATTAATATATTTGACAGTGAAGGGAAACGTCTGGATATAACTGGCAAACAAGGCAAGATCAAAGCAATGGGCTTGGACCTAAAACGTAGTGATACACCAAAGGTTATTCAAGACTTTTTGATGACACTGCTTGTTGAAGTACTTGCTGGTGCTGGCAGAGACAAGATTATTGAAATGATAAAAGCATTCAAGTTTGATTTCAAAGAACGACCTGCTTGGGAAAAAGGTTCACCCAAACGTGTTAACAATCTAACTATGTACAGCAAGAAAGAAGAACGTGAAGGCCGTGCAAACATGCCTGGACATGTAAGAGCTGGCATGAACTGGAATACTATGAAAAAGATGAATTCAGATAACTATAGCCAAAGTATTGTAGATGGTATGAAAACTATTGTGTGCAAACTTAAGGCAAATCCACTAAACTGGACATCAATAGGCTATCCCACTGATGAGATGCATTTGCCACAATGGTTCAAAGATTTGCCCTTTGATGATGCGGCTATGGAGGCAACTGTGGTTGATCAAAAGATTGACAACCTATTACATGTTCTTGAGTGGGATTTAGCAAGTGAAACGGATACTACTAATACTTTTAATACATTATTTGAGTTTGACTAGTGCAACTAAAAAATCTTGTAAAATATAAGAATCTTATTAAAGATCTTGATGACGAAGGCTTAAAAAAGCATATCAACTCAAAGTTAAGTGCTCTGCTTTCTGACATAAAACTACACGAATTTGACAGTGATAACCTAAAAGAAAAAATGCAAGGTAACCATCTTAAGGTGCTGGAAAATTTAGAGGATTTGTCGGATAATCTAAATAAGTTTAGAACAGATCTTCAGAATACTATTGAAACACTAGAACAACCGTATTATCAAAAGAGTGAAATAATTTATAAAGAAAATCAATTAATGCATCCAGAGATTAGACGCTCCAGACTACGGGCAAATAATTTAATTAATAATGATGAAAGCAGGCAGTTGTTAGTTGACACAGTTGATACCTATATAAGCAGTCAATATCCTACACTACAACTTTCGCCCGGCTATGGAGATGTAACTAAACACATATTAGCAGGCACACCATTATATATTGTTGATGATGATCAAATCATGCTTGAACAATTTCAAGGAGAATTTTTCAACGACACAATGATAAGACGCACAAATTTTTACGTGATGAATGATAAAGATGATGATCCTCTACTTGGATTACCAAAAGAACAAATAGGATTTTGTGTTATAATAGACTATTTTAATTTTAAAACTGTAGACATTATAAGAAAATATCTACAAAGTTTATACAATATCATGCGAGCAGGTGGAGTTGTAATTTTTACTTTTAACAACTGTGATTATCCAAAAGGCATTGACAAAGTTGACGAGATGTACTATTGTTATACTACAGAATCAGAGATGCAGACTATGTGCAAAGAACTTGGATTCAAAATAATAAAACTTGTTGCCAGAGACTATGATGAACGCAACAATGGAATAAGTTGGCTGGAGATTAAAAAGCCAGGTGAACTTAGTACGATTAGAGCAGGACAAGGACTTGCTCAAATAATGGATTTATAAACTGGAGAAAAAACACATGAGAGACTATCTACTAGACTTGGTTGAACACAGCTATGATTTAGGTTGTATTGACTTAATTAAAATCACAGGCACAGACACTGAAACCAGTGTTGACGGTCTTGCAGAGGACAAGAGTGTTGTTCTACAAGCAAAGTTTCACAAACCAGTTGCAGACTACATTGGTACATTTGGTATGCCTAACTTAGCAAAACTAAAAATACTGCTTAATATTGGTGAATACAAAGAAAATGCAGAAATAACTGTGAAGAGACAAGAACGCAATGGCGAACAAGCACCAGTTGGTTTGCACTTTAAAAACGCCGCTGGTGATTTTAAAAATGACTATAGATTTATGGTTAGCGAAATTGTTAACGAAAAGTTAAAAGGCGTTAAGATGAAAGATGTTCCATGGAACATTGAATTTGAACCAACCACTGCAAGCATCATGAGATTGAAAATGCAAGCACAAGCAAATGCTGAAGAGACAACATTCCAAACCAAAACTGAAGATGGACACCTGAAATTCCTGTTTGGAGACCATAGTACACATGCAGGTGATTTTGTATTTCAACATGATGTAGGTGGTACACTTACAAAAACATGGAGTTGGCCAGTGCAACAGTTTATAGCAATTATGAACTTAACAGGAGACAAAACTGTGAGAATAAGCGACAGTGGTGCAACAAAGATCACAGTTGATTCCGGTATTGCAGTTTATGATTACATACTTCCTGCACAGAGCAAGTAATGATTGAACAGGACAACCTAACACTTAAACAGAAAGACTACGCAGTATTCTTGCCTGCTATCAGCAGTTTCTATGCTGGATACATAGGCAAGGAACGTTTTCCTGCTACAGACAAAAACAAAATTATTGGTGATAGGTTGCCAAAAGGCATTCCAAACATGGAAGCACTGAACTGGCTAAACAGTAAAGAAGCATTGTTTCCTTACAAGTATAGTTTGTATTCAGCTGGACATGCTGACATGGACCTAAACAAACAAGTACCCAAAGAAGACATGGTTCGCAACAGAGAAGCAGATACTATCATGCTTGCTGACTCAGGTGGATTCCAAATTGCCAAAGGTGTGTGGCCAGGTGCTTGGGCTGATCCTAAAGACAAGGCTTGTGAAAAGAAACGTGAACAGGTTATTGCATGGCAAATGGGCATAGCAACACATGGTATGACCATGGATATTCCTACATGGACTTACTTGGATAAAGAAGCAAGTGAAGCATGTGGAATCAAAAGTTATAAAGATGCAGTTGATGCTACATTGTTCAACAATGAATTTTGGATGGCAAGTAGAGGCGGCGATCTAAAGATACTAAACGTTCTACAAGGAAGTAACCACACAGAAGCAGACTCATGGTACGATACCATGAAGAAGTTTTGTTCAGACAAGTATGATCGACCATTTGATGGTTGGGGTATGGGTGGACAGAATATGTGTGATGTACACTTGGTATTGAAACGTTTGGTTACACTTATACATGAAGGCTTGTTGGAAAAAGGCCAACATGACTGGATGCACTTTTTAGGCACTAGCAAACTAGAGTGGGCATGTTTGTTAACTGACGTGCAACGTAGTGTACGTCGTCATGCGAATGCAAACTTTACTATTAGTTTTGATTGTGCATCGCCATTCCTTGCAACTGCTAACGGACAAGTGTATACCAACCTGCGTACTGAAGATAGAGGCAAGTGGAGTTACATGATGGAAGCCACTGCTGATGATAAGAAATATGCACATGGTACAGACAGTTTCCGTGATGTTGTAATACGTGATGGTATTCATGAAAAGTTTGAAGATTCACCAATAAGCTCAAGACTTACTATTGGAGATATTTGCTACTATGCACCCGGCGACCTAAATAAGATTGGTAAAGAAGGTAAGACAAGTTGGGATAGTTTTAGTTATGCACTGCTTATGGGCCATAATGTTTGGCAACATATTAGAGCGGTACAAGATGCTAATGTAAGATACGATGAAGGTATACTTCCTGGAATGCTAGTACACGAAACATTTGAACGTGTGTTATTCCGTGATGTTGTTGAAAAAGTATTTGAAGCACGAGATTATAACAAAAGCATGCAGATTATTGAAGACAACAGTAAGTTTTGGGATAGTATCAAAGGCACAAGAGGTTTTACTGGCAAGAAAATTGTTAACAGTGCAAGTCAATTTAATGCACTATTTGATTGACAGTGTAAGTAAACTATAATATAATAAAAACTTAAAAGTGAGGATATAAACATGGAAAAGAGTGCTTGGTTACAATGGTTTCATCGTAATTGCAATCCACGTAACTATTTACAAATTGGCGTAGATACTGGAACAGATTTACAATTTGCATTATCAAATACTCCAACTATCGGTGTTGACAACAGTCCTGCACTAGAACATAAGTTGCTTGATAATCAACAAATAGTTGAGACTACAAGTGATGATTTCTTTGCAAGCAACACGATTGAAAAAACTTTTGGTGACAAGATTGAACTAGCACTTGTTAACAATGTAAACGACTGTGAGCAAGCTATACGTGATTTTATTAATATTGAACTTCATTCAGATAAAGACACAATAGTATTGCTAGATGGTGATGTACAAAAAGTATTGCATGTACTCAAAAGATATCGACCAGATCTCACACTAAGAACTCTTACTACAGGTTTAGCTTTTGTAAACAACTTATCTGCAGGTTCTCCTGTGTTAGAAACCAACTTATCTAATATACTCGAAGAGCTAGTAACTGTACCCGATGAAGAGGTTAATCCAGTGGATAATGTAGAAGATATTATAAAGTGTCTTGAATAATGGAACGTCCTAATCACGAAGACGTAAAATGGTTTCTTGGTAAAGAAGTAGAGCACACTCCTGCATTTGGAATGAAAACACTGTTTGTCGTTGGCATACAAGACGTGGTTGGTATAAAAGAAGAGTACGAAAAACACAAATGCGAACATATTTTCTTTGGTGCCAATCATACATATGATCCCAAAGATGATGATGAGCATTATGAATGGACATTTATGATCATGCCGTTTCTAAGAGAAAACATATGGTGTACACTGGATATACCTGTATCGCAATTTACAGCATTTCATGAAGAAGGTTACTGCGAATACAACACTTTTATACCGCAGTTGAGAGTTGGCATTCCTTTTATCAAACACTGGAACTACAACACAATGTTAAAGATTGATGACATAGACTTTGATTCTACTAATCCTGGTGTATGGACACACAGTTTACACAAACTGATGGACAGGAGAAAGTTTACTCCTTGGACAGATTATTCTAAAGATGAGGTAATTAAATGATACAAGCAGAACGTGAAGCAATTGAAAGTGCAAAAGACAAAGCAACTAGACAGATTTGGGTTACTTTTAAGAAGGAAGGTATCCACAAGTATCCAGCTGCACTAGATGATCCTAAACTAGCAACTGGTGATGAATATGATGTCAGTTTTTTAGGCTATCCGCATAGACACATCTTTCACTTTCGTGTAGCCATTGATGTATTCCACAATGACAGAGACATTGAGTTCATACAGTTCAAACGTTGGTTGGAAAACTTGTACAAGGAAGACATCCTTAACTTGGATTATAAAAGTTGTGAAATGATAGCAGATGATATTTACACACAAGTGGCCGCTAAATACCCAGGTAGAGGTGTAACAATTGAAGTCAGTGAAGACGGAGAGAATGGTTGTTGCATAAGTTATTAACATGGAGATGTTTTTAATATGTTTGGTGTTCTTCTTAGTCATTACAGCGATCATGGCTATAGGCCTCCTAAGAGGCCGACGTGTAAGCGGCAGTTGCGGTGGTGCATCAGGCGTATGCTCTGTGTGTGGCAAAGACAGTGCAGAAGACCGCCTACAACAAATGAAACGAGATCCTAATCGCAGGATTGATAGTGACGACATGACTGAGATCGAAAAGATGGATCGAGGTTTCACACACGGTACT